CTACCTGTAATTAATACATTACTAAATTCTTTATAGGCACTCCAAGTAGGAGAACCAGAAGGATCATCATTGGTAGCTCGTACATAGACAGCAGCATTACATTTTGCAGCTTCAGTTACTCCACCGACACCATCAATATATCCCCAAGTATCAATCAAATCTGTTCTGTCATCAAATAAACTGTTTAAGATAAAACTACTTGCTTTTAAAGTTTTTCTTAAATTAACGTCATATGGTTGGGTTAAATCTACAGAATTAGCAAAGGCATATTCCCCAGAAGTTTCTGTCGCATTACTTGTAACTACTAATTTCAAGGCATCTAATGTTGCATCATAAACCGTATCAGATTTTGAACCTGTAAAGTTAGCAGTATGCTCATCAATCGTTCCAACAACAAGTCTTTCAGAAGGTGCTGGTAATGTTGTAGTAATCCTTGTATTGTTCCAATCTGAATCTTGTGATCCAGGAGAAGGTGATTGTCTGCCACCATCATCTTCAAACTTAATTAGGTAAGTTCCTTCAAGTAATGGGACTATTTTTTGTGTTTGGTTTCCTGCTGCTGCAACCACAATCTCCTGTGCATCTTGCCATTTCGCAGCACTTGTTAAAGAAGAATGTCTGATAAGAGTTTTACCACCTAATAAGACATCAAGTTCTGTAGCACGATTCCAACTTAATATCGCACTAGATTCATCTATAGGAAGTAAGGTTACACCACTAACATTAGTCGGAGGAGCAGTTTTACCAGCAGCAACAAAAGGATTTAAAGAACTAGGCAAAGTTGATCTAAGACCTGAAGCACTAACGCTATATACTTCAATCGTATAATCACCAGCAATAGTATCTAAAATTTCATAACTCTTAGCACCTTCTACAGTTCTAGATACATAATTGCCTTTGTCATATCTCCATCTGATGTACACATTATCAGTAGAAGTAGTCCAACTGACAATAATTTTAACTCTTGCAATTCCTGTATTTTCATAAATAACTTCTTCTGCCGTTACTCCTGTAGGAGAAGCTGGGGCTACATCTAAATTAGTGACATCTCTAGGAGTAAGAGCAATACCACTCTCTATATGATTATATTTTCCTGAGTTATATTGACCTGCGGTAATTACATACTTTGATCTATTTTGTTCTTTAACTTCTAAAACTCTCCAAGTAGAAGTTAAAATATCATTTGTTTGATAAACCCAAACACTATTAACATTAGGAGCACTTGAAAAATGTTGTCCTAAATTAACGACATCATCCACAATTGAGGTAACTGTTTTATTTTCAACACTTCCATCGGGAAGTACAACAGATAAAGTAGCTCCTACTTTATACGTTAAATCTGTTGTGTTATCTACAGTTACAGAATTAGTAGTAGCAGCTTGAATACGCCCTCCTCTACGTTCCCCACTTCTTACAGGATCAGCTATTTCAATAATTTGCCCAGGTCTAACAACTACTCCTGCATCTACAGAAGTTGCAAAAGTAACAACCTCACGCTCTACATTTTCCATGTAAAGCAACCATTTAGCTAAACGACTTGCTTGCCCTCTACTTGTACAAGCAAAAGCATCAATATTTCTAACAATTGATCCATAACGAGTTTGGTTTGCAGTATCAATAACTTCCTCATAATTTATGTCTCGTAAATCTAAATCTAAATATTTAGCAATAACTACAGTAGGTCTTGTCTTTTGACTTGCATTTGAATATGTAAATCCTGGTTCTAATACATTAGCAAGAGTAAATAAATAACTAGAATCTTTAGGAGCATCCTGTGTAATAGTTAAGCTTCCAGCTTGATAATATGGCATGGCTCTAAAGACAGAACACATTTGGTTAATTACGTTATAAGCTTCTTGTTGATTTTGAATTGATACATTGCAACTAAATCTAGGTTCTGTATTACCTGTACCTGTTCCATCATCTATCTGAGCAGAACAATAAAGAGATGCTTGATAAAAACTAAATTTATCCATATCCGCTTCTATAAGATAGGCACCTAATCCGTACCTAGAAGAAGTTAAAAGGTCATATAAGCACCAAGCAGGATCGTTTGTATATTGAGCAGCACCTAATGTGCCATTAAATGTACCAGTATAAGACAAGCTCCCATCTGCTCTCACAGTTGCATTATGAGGGATTTTTACTTTAGTTCCTTTTACTAAATATTTTCTTGTAGGTATAGAAGTAAATTGTTCAGCATCAACCTTTAAACCAATTAATGCACTATTCGGATATGTCCTTTGATCGTATTTTATTTCTACATAACTATTAAATTGAAATTCATTAGATAATTTAGCTGAACTACTATCAGAAGTAATTCTAGTAACTTTTATATTGACAGGAAAAGCACCATCTAAGTTAATCAAATAATCTCTAAGGTAAACATCAGGAGTTCTACCTGTAATCGTTCCTGCATTACCAGATACCACAGTAGAATAAGATCCTCCAGAATATTGGATAGCAATTTCTAATTTAATTTCTGTACCGAAAATATCTCCTTCATCACTAAGACGTTGCAAAGCAGGAACAGTAATATTTACCGACACAGCATCTACATCTGAATCTGTAATCTGGACTACTTTGGGTGATGCTTGAGGAACAGTAGAAAAACCTGTAGTTTTTGTTGTTGAAACATTTCTAGTTATAGGAATTACTGTTTGATTAGATGTTCCAGTTCTTGCCTCATAACTTACATCTTTAAAATTAAAAGTACCGTCAGCAGCTTGTAGTGGTGTGTTATTTAAAAATATAGATTTTGCACCATCTACTAAACCACCTATCTCTCCTTCTCCAATAAGATCAAGAACTCTAGCAAAACTTTTAGAATCTAAATTATCTTTAGCTTCAGTAGGAGTTCCACCTCCACGAACACCACCTTTTCCACCACCACCTGATCCAATAATCTTACTCATACTTCCACCTGCTCGTTATCAATAGCAGCCGATATCACAATAGAACCAGTTAATGTAGTTCCATAAATAACAGGGACAGCTATTCCAGCACGACTTGTATTTTGTATCCCACTAAAATTAAAAGACAAACGAGGATCTAATTCTCGTTCTGTAACTTTAGGAACAGGAGTAAGCATTTGTGCAATTCCTTGTAAAGCCAAACTAGCACCGATAGTCCCAACTATTGTAGATAGTGCAATTGCTTCACCACCAAAAGTTCCAATGGACATACCTTGTAATCCAGGAATAAATGAAGCACCTATTAAAGCCGCCCCTAGCAAAAACCTTCCAAATCCTCTTCCAGCACCTCCAACAACAGGAATTATTCTTATATCTTCCTGTCCATTAGGATAATGCAATTCATCTTCACCTATATCCCAATCGTTAACCGCAACCTTGTAATGTCTATCAGCCATATGAGCTTCTAACTGAGGAAAATTAACAACTAAAAATCTAATAGCTTGTGCAGCATTATGAACTTCAGCTTCAAAAGTCTTTTGACCTAGAAACTTTGCCAGTTCTCCGTATAGCTTAATTTTACGCAGCATAACGAATCCTCTTACCTGTACATTTTAGCAACCATTCGTCTAATAAATCACGACTTGATAACCTATGTTCCAAATGATGTAAAACAGTCTGTTCTCCTAAGTAAACACCAATATGATTTAATCCGCTACTACAAATTGACATTAATAATAAATCTCCCTTTTCTAAATCCTCCTCTTCTTTCAGTTCTCTAAATCCTGTTTTTGCAAAACAACCTGCAAACATTGGATTTTTTATAAAATCATCTGGATCATTTGGTCTAATCCAATCTATAAGCTCTATTCCTAACTCCTCTTTATACCAATCTCTACATAAACTCCAACAATCAGTTACACCCCAAACCCATTGTCTACCAATTAAAGGTGCTTTATATCCACAAGGTTCACAATAACCCCATTGTTTTAAATTAGGTTGAACAATCCACCATTTAACACCAGATTTCTCACAGGAAACTTTATCCGCCTCACTTGGTTGAGGACTTGTAATAGGATGACTATGGACAACAGCACTTATTTCTCCATATTTATCTTCAGCATCAGCCCAATCACTAGGATCTAAAATAAATTGATCTTTAGGATCTACAGCTAAATTTTTACAGGGAATATATTTTTCCTTACCTTTAACAACTACTAAAAGACCACAAGATTCTCTAGGATCTTCTTTTATTGCGTGTTCAAGTGCTTTATCCTTCCACATTATGAATAACATCCTT